CGGTGGCCTTATTGACGCCGCGTTCGAGCGCCGAAATATCGGCGGCGATCTTGAAAACGACCGAGAGCGTCCCGCCCATGTTACGTCCCGCCCCCACGGCTCGAGGACTGGACCATGGCGGTCAGCGCCCGCTGGAGGGCGAGCGTGAGTCGCTTCGAGTGATCGCTGCGTTCCGCTTCGGCGGCTGGCCGCAGGAACGGTTGCGCGGGCATCTTGACCGTGCCGTATTCGAGGAACTTCCAGTAAAAGGCCAGACGCCTGACGCCCACCACGGCCGAGAGCGTGCGTGGGCGCGAGGCCCACGCGATATTGTCGGCCAACACGCCGGTGCGCCGCTTCGCGCGCGACTGGGCGCCACGCGAGACGTTGAACGCGGACACGTCCATGACCCCTTGGGTCTGATCGCGCGCCGCCTCTGGCAACTGCCGCAGCGCCCGCGTCACCGCTGGCAGGCCGACGAATGTCCCCGAGATCGCCACGTCACCCCCCTTGTGCGATGGACGTTTCCCACTGCGCCCGCGCGCGCGCCGCCTCCTGGCGCGACGCGGCCTCCGTCAGAAACACCTGCCATTCGGTCAACTCCCGCGAATCGGTCGCCGCCAAGAGTTGCCGCACGGTCATCTTCAGTTCGGCGGCGAGGCTGAAGAGCCAGAACCGCCAGGCGTCTGGATCTCCATGGGTTTTCCCAGGTCTTCGACCTCCTCGTCAGTCAGGCCAGACAGCCGTTGCGCGACGATGAACAGCCGATTGAGCACATCCACCCGCACCCGTCCGAGTTCGTCCGCGTCCGCGTCGGTGAAGAGCCGCCGGCCCGCGTCGTCGACACAGCAGAACGCGACGAGCTTGGCCCTGGCGTTCGCGAGGTTAATTTCGCGATGCCGGCCCTTGCCCTTGAAGAGCGTGGATTCGTAGGCGTCGCGCTCGACGCCGGTCATCCCGCGCACATGCACCACGCCGCCGAGCTCGGGGACCGCACACGTCGAGGTCGGGACCACCGTCGCCGCAAGTAGATCGGACTTCGAGAGCACTTTCACGTGGAGCCTCCTGGGCACGATTACGAGGAGCTGCTGGTCTGATACGCCAGCGCGGCGAGACCCTTGAGCGACACGGACCCCTTGTCCGCTTCGGCGACGCCGCCGGCCAGCGCCTGGAACGTGCCGTCCAACTGCACCTGGCCGCTCCAGACCGGGTTCTGGCTCCCTTGGATCCCGGTCGTCGCCTTGGCGATGAACGCGACGCCGGTCGTGTTCGTCGAGTTGTAGATCTGCCGGAGGACCGTCGCGATCCCGACCGGAGAGTCTGACGTGCCGTTGAAGTTGTTGAAGTAGTCCAGCTTGACGCCCCAGTTGCGGATATTGGGGACGAGAAACTGGTCGGACGTATCGGCGAGCCCGGTCACGTCGACCGGCGCGCGCCGCCCGAGCATGATCTCCATCGCGAAGACGTCCGCGCTGACATCGGTGCCGTTGAGGGTCACCGACGGCTGGTCAAATAGGCGTTTCGGCATCTGCGATCTCCTCGTATGCCTGTGGCCTCTTGGCGATCAGGGCCTCGGAACGGTAGAGACAGATCCGACACATCCAGTCGTGCGGAGCGGCGAAGGTGGCGAACGACACGCGCGCATCCTCCGGGTGGACGCACACGCCGGCCTCGACGTCTGGCGCGACAGGGCCTCTGAGGAGATCGCGGATCTCGGTCAGGACCTCGAACAGTGTATCCCAGCGACGCGCGTCCAGGACCTCGTCTGGTAGCTGACTCGCGCCGTATTCGTCGGTGCCGTCTGCGTCGGTCATGTGGTGCTCTGCTCCGCCCACGCGCGGAACGTCGCGACGTGGTGCTTTGTCCGAATCCCGTTCACCACTTCCTCGAACCGCTCCGAGCCGTCCCACGCCAGCCCGAGGATCTGATGCGCGCTCACCGTGGGCAACGTGAAGTCCAAGGCGCGGATGCACTGGTCAATCACCCGCGCGGCCTCCCGGTCCCCCTCGGCCTGGCTCACTGCCTTGACGTCGACGATGACCTCAGCCCCTTTGCGCCCGAAGGTATCGCGCCGGACGTCCGTCGGGCTCGTCACCGCCACGTAGGGATACGGGGTCGCCTGGGGCACATGGGTAAAGACGCGCGTGCTCACAAGCGCCGTCAGCCCGGCCGCCCCCTGCAAGGTCGCGACGACCCCGGTCAGCACGGCTTCGACGGGCGACCGGCGCGGCGCGGCCATTAGGTTTGCACCTCACCGCACTGCACGACGCTCCGGCGGCGTCGGCCTTCGTCGTCTGTGATGGTGTGAATCTGCATCGTGGCGTCCCGCACGATGATCCGAAACGTGACCGAGAGATCCGCGCGATAGGGCACCACCACATGATACCCGTGTCGCGCCGTAATCTGCTGCGCCGCCAGACTTTCTTTATCGCGTTCGTCGAGCGCCGTGACCTGCGCCCAGGGCTCGCCGATGGTCCGCCACTTTGTGATCGTCGTGCCGCCCATCCCGTCCGCCGTCCGCACGGGCGCCTGGAGCGTCACCCGCTCGCGACGCTGGCCAATCGGGACGCGGCGGGATCCATACGGCATCGCTTAGCCCCACGTCGGCAGGTCGTGCTCCGTGAGCGCGACGCCGACACGGGCAAGCACGTTCCCTTGTTCGGCGTCGTCGCCGCGATGCTCGTAGAGCGCCGCCACGATCTCCGAGAGTGCGCCCTTGATGCTGGCCGGCACACCGGCCGGCGTCGAGGAATAGCCAGCGACGAACCGAATCGCGGTGGCGTGGATCTGCCGGGTCGCCGTCGGATACGTGAATCCTGACGCCGGGAGCACCCGCCCGTAGACGGACGCGGTATCGACGTAGTAGCCAGACGTGCTCATTGCCACGCCGCCGGTGTCCGTCAGCTCGCTCGATCGATAGCCGGTAATCGACGTGACGCGGACCAGTGGCGCCACCGGGAGCACGACGGGGTGCGCCGCGTCCAGCTCGGCATCGACCGTGTAGTCGTAGGTCTGGTGCAAACAGGACCGCCCCGTGATTTCCTCGAAGCGCCGCCGCGCGCGCGTGACGAGTCCGTCGAGCACAGGGTCCTCGGCGATCTCATGCTCGTCAAGCCGGAGCCACTGTTTGATTTCGGCCCGCGTAATCGGTTCTTCAGTGCTGGCCGTCACGAGGGTGAGCGTGGTCATACGGGGTTCACTTCGATCAGCGCCTCTTCGTCCTGCGGGAAGTAGACCACTTTTGAGAGCGCATCGGTCACGCGAAAGCGGACGCGGTAGGGGGTCTGCGCGGCCAGGAAGAGGTCCCCGCTCGACGAGCTGGGCGCGTAGTCCACCCACCCGGAGGTGCTGCCGGTGACAGTGACCCCGGCAGTCGTATCCTTCACGACAAGGCCGGCGGCGGTCTTCAGCACCACCCGCACGGTCAGGCCGGTCACGTCGATCCCGACGTCATCGGCCAGGAGGGTAAAGGGCAGCGCACCGGTCCAGCCTTCGACGATAGAGAGAAGGGGAGTGCTCATCTCATCCTCGGATCACTAAAGTATACTCCGGCGCGCGTGACGCGAGCGTCTGCGCGTCGAGCCGCGTGGCGAGCGTGCGGTCGGGCAGCCGTGAGCCGAGCGTCGCCACAAAGACATCCGCCGGGAGCTCGATCCCGCCCGTGATCCCGGCAACTGGGGCACTCAGCGCGACGGCCTGGGCGCCCGCCTGGACGACGCTCGCGCCAGGGACCACCGTCGAGAGCGGGGCCGAGAGGGTGACGGTCTGGCTGCCGGCGGCCCGCGTGATCAGCGCGAGCCTGACCGCGGCCGGGGCCGAGAGCGTGACGGTCTGCGCGCCCGCGCCTCGGGTGACGGCCCCCGCGATCCGCGTGGCACCGGGAGCACTGAGGGCGAGGGCCTGCGCACCGGCCGGGCGGATCGTGGCGAGGGTGACGGCCGGGGCCGGGGCACTGACCGAGACGGCCTGGGCACCCGCCGCCCGCGTGACCGCGCCGGCCGCCAGCGTGGCACTTGGGGCACTGACGGCGAGGGCTTGCGCCCCAGCCGCCCGCGTGCTGGCTCCACTGACCGTCGTGACGGCCGGGGCCGAGAGGGCGAGGCGTGCCCCTCCGGCCTGGAGGACCAGCGCGCCGAGCGTGACAGGGGGAGCACTGACCGCGACCGCCTGACCACCGGCGGGCTGGTCCTC